TTCAAATGGCATTACTCTTTGTTTATTAATGAATAATAATATACATAAGAAACAAGAATGACGAACCCAATAATGACTGCATAAATATTTATCATCTTAATTTGTGTCAATTGGTGTCACTTTATCATAAATCTTTGGTGCAAGTTCTTGTGGAATAAAAGTCTTGATGCTTATTGATCCTTTCAGATTTGACTTTTTATTGTTTAAGAATTTGAATACACTTTCAATTGATTGTATTGATTTCTGAAGTGCATATCCCCTTGCCATGTCTTGAACATATTCAATCACTTCTGGTTGTCCTTTGAATGTTTCTGCTATTTGTGCAAGAACATCAACTTTACCATCTTTTGTTCTGATCACTTCTTCTTGTTTTTCCATTCTTCTGTTTTAAAGTATTTGTCCAATTTGTAGTTCTTTCTGTTGTCTGATATTCCAAACATCATAAGCATATTGTCAGCAACTACAAAACCATCTTTATTGATGAATATTTGTTTGACCTCTTTGTCTATTGTTGTGATGAATTTCTTTCCATCAGCTTCCAGAATACATCTACGATCCACAAGCTTCACAATCTTCATCATTTATATCACAAACATCTGGTTGATCTCTGTCAGATAAGTCTTTCAAGAAGTCATCAAATGAATCATTCAGTTTGTCATTGTCTTCTTTTGGATCTTTATTCATTATATCTTGTTTGAAGTATTATTCTTAAGTAGTGAATTGCTTTCTTTATGTCATCAGCACCATTCTTTGATTGATGTCTTGAAACATACTTGATCACATTACCTTCACAAAAATCAATCTTGTTTGATATGATGTAATCCAATGGTTCAATCTTCATCATTGCATAATGCTGTTTCAGATCATCAACTTGCCATTCTTTCTCTGTGTCTTTCATGTAATAGTTTTTTAAACTGTTCTTTGTCCCCGTAATGAATATGACATTTTCTGCAAACTGCCATCAGATTTTCAATTGTGTCTTTTAGTTTTGATCCACCAGATTGTCTTGGTTCTATATGATGAATGTCCACAGCTTTCTTTCCACACATTTCACAAGGAATAAATTCATCACCAAAATAACTGAAGAAATCCATGTATATCTTTGTGTGTTTCTTCATTCCAGTTTGTCTTTGATCTTATCAATTAGATTGTTCATGTATCTAAGATAAAAAATGTCAAATTCAATTTCTTTCTGCTTGTGTTGTTTCCAGTAAATATACAAGACTGATCTAAGTCTTTGTGATGGTGTCTTTCCATCATTCTTTTCTGATTCTAATTTAAAGCCATCTAAAGCATCCAATTCTTCTTGTGATATATTATCACTTGATAAGTACATTAAGCATTCAGTCTTTCTTAGATTGAATAATTTGACAGCTCTGTCCGTGTCCAGTTCATAAGTTGAAAGAACTATCTTGACAGATGAATCTTGTCTGGTTGCAATTGATTCAACACCTACTGGGATAACTAATTTAGTCATCTTGCTTTCTTATAATGTCATAAAAAAGTGGATCAATCTTTTTGATTTCTCTTTCAATGTGCTTCCAATCTGACTTTGTTTGTTTTTCACCTAAGTCTTGACTTGATTTTGTTCCAAGTGCTGAAATATTTGTTGCATTTGTTTGAAGCAAACTATCAATTTTATCTTTGATTGATTGATCTGTGTAGTATTTTGGAATATTACTTTTCATATTCTTCAACAATTTGATTCATTTCTTTCAATGCAGATTTTAAACATGGTACACAATTGCTGGTTTTGGTGTTTCCTCCAAAATATTTTCTTTGCATATCATATAAGACATCTTTTTGATCTGGATTAATAGTGTGTTTTACTTCTTCAAGCAATTTCTTTATTGCAAGATAATCATTCTCTGTGACTTGTAAGTCATTCCAGAAAGAAAATGGACATGTACTGAAAGATATTTTTGTCTTCGCATCCATGAAACATCCACAAGTTCTTTTGTCACCAACCTTGTTTCCTTTGATAGCTGTTCCACAAGTTCTGGTTCTTTTTCTGAAGTGTTTACAAGATTCACAAATGGCAATTCTTTTCTGTGCAAGTTCTTTGTCTGCTTTGAATGGAATCATATTAATTTCTTTATGTTGTTTTTTACTTTGTCAATTGTGTATTGAATACTTTTGAAAGTGATTCCAGTTTCTTCTGATAGTCTTCTGATTGAAAGACCAGTTTCATAGTATAATTGAAACAACTTTCTGTCATATTCATCAAATGTGTTTAAACAATCATCAATCTTTTCATTCATCATTTCAACATGATCATTTGAATTGTTTTCAATTCTCTTGTTTGCAAGATGTTCAAGAAAGGAATCATCAGAATTGATTTTCTTTTTCTTGTATTGCACCATCTTTTTATTGAATTGTGATTTTGTTGAATAGAATTTCACCATCATGATCTTGCAGATGTATGTTTTTATCTTTCCAGAATCTATGATGATAAGAAGTTTGTGTTGGTTCATGGTCATCAATTGAAGAAATGTTTCTTGAACTAAGTCTTCAGATAAGTCCTTGTCTTTGGTTTGTTTTATTGCAAATCCAAGGAAATATTTGTAGTCTTTGTAGATCCATTCAATTGGATGCCATTGATTTTTCATTCTGTAATTGTATAGTTCACGTCTGATTCTGGAATTGTGGAAGAAAGATACCATTCAATTGTTTCAATAGTATGATCAATGCCAGTACAAACGACTGCAATATAGTCATTTATATCTAATTTTGAAAGAACATTCTTTTGTGCTTCTGTTGGATAATTACCTTTAATCTTTAATTCAATTGCAAGTCCGTGCTTGATTTTGCCATCAATGATTCTTGGTGAATAAATAAATAGGTCTGGAAAACCAGAAGTATATCCTTTTGATTTGTAATCTCTGTGTCTTGCTTTGGCAATATAAATTCCTCCAAGTGATCCATTCATGAAGATGTCTTTATGTTGTAGCTTCATATATTTCACAATTGCTTTCTGAAGTTGTTGTTCTTTCTGTTTTCTCATATTAGTCTAAGTTGTGATTGATGTTGCTTTAATCTTTTTAAACTTGCTTCGTAATACTCTTTGTCTAATTCACATGCAGTCAAATCAAATCCAAGATTGTGACAAGCTATTGCAATAGAACCACTACCTAAATGCGTGTCGAGTATCTTGTCACCTTCTTTTGCGTAATTTATTAACAACCATTCATATAATTGAATAGGTTTTTCTGTTGGATGTATTCTTGGAGTTCCGTTGTTAGCGTTAGCACCAACCCAACTTTTTTTATATTTTCTTACTGCTTTATTAAAAGAAGTCCAAGCCAACTCCCCATCTGCATAACTATTATCTCCCGTTCCTTTATCCCAAAATAACCAGCACATTTTTGGAGAAAGTAAATCTGCAAAGTAATTTCCACCCCATATAATTTGGTTTTTGCTAACTCTTTGAACTTCTATGAAATACTCTTTTTGTGGTCTTTTGGCATCCCAATCATTTTCTTTAAATCCTATTGTTTTGTTTTTACTTGTTCCATTCTTAAAACCTACACCTCCAGCACCAATCCCATAAGGTGGATCTACAATTGCCAAGTCAAAATGATTGTCTTCATATCTTGACATCAATTCCATGTTGCATTCGTTTGTGATTTTCATTGTCTCATCCAATCTTTAAGTGATATTTGACTTGTTCTTTCTCCAAGTGCTGACCATTCTGATTCTTGCTTTGTCTTTTGTTTTTGTCTTTCCAGAACAATTAAGTTTGTTTTTGTTCCATCGTATAAATCAAGCCATCCCAGAATCATTCCACCATCTATTCTGTCATAAATCTTTTCTTGCATCTTTGCAAGTTTCAAACACATTCCAATGTCAACAAAATTCAAGCCTCTGTGTTTTTCTATTATCAAGAAAGCTGTTTCTTCAACTTGTTCCCTATTCATTTTTGATTTGCAATTATAGAAGTCTTGAAATTTCAACATCATCAGCATCAAAATATCAACTGTTTTTTCTTCATTTTCTTTGTATGATTTGTACAATGAAATTGGTGGATCATTCAATTGCAATTCAACCACATCATTCATCTTCATTTTCAGAATATTTCTGTTGAATTTTGGATTGACTGGTGAAAGAATGTTTCTATCTATATTTTGCAAGGATGTCATCTGCAATGTTGTTTTTGTTTGTGTCATTTTTTAAGTCTTGAATAATGTTCACCAAATTAGAATTTATTTGTGACAATTTGATTTGCTTCTGAAGAAATGGTTCAAGCTTGTTCCAATTACCAAATATGTATTTTAAGGAACTTAGAATTGCATCTTGACTATCATTCCCTTTTTGTTTACAAAGTGTCTTTAAATAGCTTAAAATGGTCTTCATTGCTTTACCTTGTACTCCATCAATCTTTGCTGGTGCATCTAATTGTGACAAACAGAATTTGTGGTAAATGTCGATAGACATTTTATATATGTGTTTATCATCTTTGTTTATATCTGTGTTTACATCTGGTATAGGTTGATCGTTTTCAACAATTGCATTTGTCGTTTTCGGTAAATCCATTTTCCGTTTTCGTAAAGTGCATTTATCGTTTTCAACAAATGAAGCTTCATCAATGAATGCAAACCATTTAGTTCTGTCGTATTTGGCTTTGTTATAATTACCAACCATCAAGACTTCTTGACTGACAAGTGAATTCAAAGTTCTGTTTATTTGTCCAGTACTCCAAAAAGGAAATAGTTTCTTGAATGCAATAGCTGAATTGAATGTCCAAGTTCTGCCATCATGATTTGAATCTTTATTTGCTGAATTCTTTTTTATCCAGAATTGAAAGTTCTTGATCATGATAGCTTCACTCACACCAAATTCTTGTGCATAATCTATGTTGAAGGAATATTCCATTATTCGTTTATTGCTTTGTATAATTTCAATTCTGAAACTCTTTTCAATTTTGAAATTCTTTTGATGTGTCTATTTAACAAATTCGGATTGTCAAAATATCTGTCAATTGTTGGTCTTGATATTCCAAGCTCATTTGCCATGTTTGACTTGGTGTCAAATAATTCCTTGAACAATTGTTCTGCTTTATTTTTAGGACTCCAGTTCATGATTAAAATGGCAAGTCATCTGACTTTTTTAGTTCTTCTTTTTTTACAGATGTGTAACCATCATCAGTTTTTTCTGAAGCTTTGTCTTCCATTACCCATTCAACAATTGTATTTGCAGTTTTGAAGATAGTATTCAAGTCTGTCTTCTTGTTTGCAATACAAATATCTGATGCAACTTTCAATGATGACTGCTTCACAATCATTCTTTGAATGTCTGGATTCGTACTTGTTCCACTTGCTTGTTGTGGTGCAAATGATTTTTGTGCAAAATGTGGTTTGATTTTTTTACCAAATTTGTTTTCAGTCACTTCAAATTCCTTTTCTTGTCCAATTGGGAAATTCTTGTTTCCACCATCTTGTGATTTTGAAAGGTATTCACCAATAGTTCCGTCTTCAAAACTGATTTCAAACTTGAAGAAAGTTCCATGTTGAAGATCTAAAGATCCATTTGCTTGATTGCTTAATACTTTTGAATTTTTTACTTGCATGATTCTGATTTTATAAAGTTTTGTTTTCGTTTGCTGGTCTACCTAAAGCAACCCATTGTTCAACAGTTCCACCATTGTATAATGTGATTTTGCCATCAAGCCATTTCTGTCTTTCATGATGCCATTCTTGGTGTTCTGCATTTAGTTGATTTGAAAGTTCTTGTTCCCTTGCATAAGGATTTCCAGAATGTACTCTTTCTAAAAATTGATTGAATAATCTTGACATTGTTTTTGGTTTTGGTTAGTGCAAATATAGTAATAATTTTGTTACAATTTACAAGTCATCAATAATATCCAGAAATTTATCATTTCCTTTGGCTATTATATAAGTGCTTGATATTCTTTTTCCAATACGATTTTCCATTTCACAAATGACTTTTCTGTTTACGTCTTTCACCAAAGACTTTTCTCTTTGCATCAGCTGAAATTCAATCATTGAAAGAATGTTTGAATCATCAAGTTTGCTTTGTTTAATTTCTATAATCATCCATTGCATTCTGTTGATGAAGTCTTTTCTTTGTTCCATTGATCTTTAATTAAATTGATAATTATTCTTTGATTCATTGTCATTTGCTGAATGAACCAAGTTGGAATTGTCACAACATATTCTGTTGTCCAGTACAAACCATCTTTTTCAATGATGTTTTCTTCATAAGTGCAAACTTTCTTTGGTAAGTATAAAAGATCACCTCTGTTGAATGCAATGCAAATTGCTTTTGGTGTTTCACAATTTGAAACCATTTGTTTGTGTGATAGTCTTAATTTCATATTGCTTGACTTAATTGTTGAATGATTTTTGTTTGGCTGTCAATTCTTTGTTGTAGTGAAATACATGTGTCAATTATTTCTTTCTTGCTCGCTGGATAATAATATCCCTTTGAACTTGAACAAATTGGTTCACCTTGATTTCTCAAATGGTTTATGATTTTGCGAAGTCTGACACCTTGCAATTTGAATTTGGTGTTGTTGTGGAATCCAGAACAGATCTTTGATCCAGCAATTGCATTTGGCTTTCCAACATACTTCTTCAATCCTTTCATGACTGATTGTGCAATCTTCAATTCATCATCAGATAAATTGCAAGTTTCTTCTTCAAAGTTTCTAAGCATCGAAAATATTTAATTGTTTCACATCTGATGTCCATTGTGTAGCCATTGCATGTGCAATACCATCAAATGTTTTGCTTCTTAAAGTTGACCTTTCTTGTGGTGTTTTGGCATCTTGTAGTGCTTTGTAATACCACATCGGCATTCTTTTCTTTTCTCCTTTCTTGGAAACAAATTCAAAGAATTCACCTTTTTCAACAATATCTGTTGGAACTAATTTAGGTAAATTCTTTAACCATAAGCAAGTAGATTTCTGTGCCTTATCTCCAAATTGCCATGGTTGAATAATTTGATTTGGCTTTTTATATTTTGAAGACATAACACCAATTGGATTCTCAATTGCAATTCTTTCAATTGGTGCATTGACAAGTGACATAAAAAAATCAATACCTTGTTGCTGTCTACCATCAGCAATCTTTTGCTTGAAATGTCTTGCACCACTTGATGCAAGATGTGTACATGGTGGAAATGCAATCATCATGTCCCAACCTTGTTCAATGACTTCAAAAACATCTTTCTGAAAGTGCCATTCTGGATGACCACCACTACAAGGAAGCAAATCACAACTATACGCATCATGACCTAATTTTCTTAGGTGCTTAGTTACTGCTTGACTTTCTTCACACGCTACTAATATTCTCATAATTTTTTAGTTAAGTTAAACCACAACATTCTTTTCTTCAGTACATTCATTGTTGCATGAATTCTGTAATGAATAGATAAATATCTTTGAACAACATCCAAAGACTTGTTTCTTTTATGTGCATATTTCAACACTTCTTTTATGATTGATTTCTTGAACATTAGTCTTCAATATTAAAGTAAGTTAACACCCATCCTTGACCATACTTGTTTCTATTCTTTTCAATTGTCAGAATTGCTTCTTCTTCAGTTTTGCAAAGTTCAATCTGCTTGAATTTACTTCCATTGAAACTTCCTACAATTTTAAACTTGTACATCTTTTTTGGTGTAAGTGATTCCATTTGTTTTGAAATGTCACCAAATATGTGATCTAAATTATTCATCTGTTTTGTTTTTAAGGTTAATTATATTTTTGGAAGTGAATAATTAATATCATCATCTTCAGTTAATGATAAAAGAATGTCAAGTATTTTTTCTGCTTGTGCATTATTGTTTGCATTTTGAAAAACATAGTCAATAATTCTTGACATTGACCAACCATTTCTAAGTTTGTTTTCTGCTTCAATACTTAATTTGTAAAGTGTCATAATCTTGTGTTTTAATTATCAGCTTTATTGCTTTCGATATTCAAAGATAGAAAACATTTTCATTGTAACAAAAATATTACAGTTTATTTCATAAGTATTTTGTTGAATAGCTTTGAATCACTTGCTATTGTTCAGATTCCTTAATGAAAAAAATATTGATTGTAATTAGTAAAATATAAACTTGAACTTCAAAATAAGGATGATGTTCATCTGGTTCGAAATGTCTGACACCTATCATAAGACCTTGCATCATGTTCATATTTACAGCTATTCTCATAGGTTGAAGAATAGATGTGCTATCATTCCGTCTTCTGGATGCCAGATAAATGCTTCAGCTGATTGTACATTCTGAACATATCCTTTCAAATTGTGCCAAGCATCAGTTCCAGAAAGTGATCTCATGAAACGTATCACACAACCTTTCTGTTCATCTATTGTCTGAAACTTGATTTGCTTCTTGTGATGGAAATGTCCAATGTGCCATTCATGGAATTTTGTATTTGACCAAAGTTCTTTCTTTTCTGATGCCATAAGCAAAGGAAGATCTGCAATCTTTTCATTGTTTCCATGTGTCAACCCTATCAGATTACTTCCAAACTGAACATATTTTCTTGGTGTTGCTTCATTATTGATTGAAACATTCTGATCATTTCTGAACCATCCAATAAGTGAATCACCTAAATAATAAGATCTTTCAAAATCATGATTGCCTTGCACAATAACAACTTCAACATTTGCCAATTGTTTAAGCTTTTCAATCCCTTCAACAATCAATCTTCTTCCATTTCGGAATGTCTTCATCCATCTTAGATCTTCATCTTGTGGTGTGTGATTTGAAGTTTGGTTTTCTTTTCCATCTGAATTGAAGAAATCATTTCCAACTGGAAAGATAATTTTTTCAATATTGTGTCCAGATGCTTTCTGAATTATATCATCAATTGCAGAATGAAATCTTGAAGATGCAATCTTTGTGTCATAATCTTCACCAGTTTCACCATTCCAACAAAGTTTTCCAAAGTGCAAATCAAATATGTTCACTTCAAGCATATGTCCAACACCATCAAATGGCTTGTGTTTCACTTGCTTTGGTGAATGATTTAT